AAGTAGTAGTGCCACCCACGCTTCGTCTTCACTTGGATGGGGGATATGTAACCCTCCAGTTCAGCACGCTCAACAGATGATTCGTTGTCAGCATCGACCACGCACAACCCTGAGATTGCGCCCGTCACTATGCCAAGGTCTGCATCAGGCCACGTTTCCCACCACCGCTCTAAGTCATCCGTAGTTGGATGTTCCTGCTGATACTTCTTCCACTTAACGAGTGGATGTTTCTCCACTGACGACAATGGAATGATTGACCAACCAGCCTCCAGATATTCCAAAGCCTTTTCTAAATTTCCCTTGCTCATGTCTGCTCCCTTTATTCTTTGTGATACGTCTTCAGCGCATTCTTTTCTTTTTGTGTTAACTCTCTGTCGATTGTTCTTGGGGCAAGCCCCCTCTTTATATGTCCTGTTCTGGCAATCACTTCTCGTACTTCGATAGGTTCAAAATAAAAGTCGAGTTCCAAATCAGGGAACGCAGTTTTTATATCTTCCAAAAGTTTTGAGCTAACACTGTCGCTGTTGATCCACCTGTAGAAGGACGTTCTTGGATGACCCGTATATCGAGCCATGGCACTTGGGCCACCAAGGTCTCGGAACAACCTGTTGATGTTGAGTCTGTATTGAACTGACATTTTATTTTTCCCTTGTTTAAAAAATGTATTGATTTCGCCACAATTGTGACATATCATTTGCATGATTACAAATTAGATCACATTTAATTAATAAGAAAGAAGGGAGATACACATGGGAATGTTTGATCCATCCAGTTATGACGATGACAGCTCTTCATTACCAACAAGTAAGATAGAAGTAGAAGGTGCAGACTTTTTAGAACGCATCCAAGAGCATGCCCTTGATGTTGTGTTATTACAACAACGCTATAAGGACGCTAAATTAGCCCTAGACGTTGCGACAGAGGGGTTAGCTATGGCATTACCCCCTGCAATGAGAGAAGTCGGTGAGCACGCTGTGAAGACCGAGAGCCTATTGGTTCAAGCAACTGTGGCTGAGAAGATGACATGGGATCAGGATATTATGGCAGACCTTTATAAGGGGCCAGACGATTTACCTGAGTGCATGAACGTAAAATTTGCAGTAACCAAGACACGCTACGAGAAGGCATCACAAGTTGATCGAGATCGACTGGCTCATGCACTCACTCGTTCAGCCGCCAAACCTAAATTTAAAATAGAGGCTACTTAAAATGTTTAAAGTCTTATCAACTACCGATGCGAATGTTCACTTCGAGAAGACTCTCTTATGTGCTCATCACGGATTCGGAAAAACAACCCAAGCAATTCACGTTCAGCGTGAGTATGGCAAGACGTTAATCATCTCACTGGAGGGTGGCCTAAAATCTTTGTCACTCGTATCCATCGATGTGATCCCTGTTACCTCTTGGGATGATGCTCATGATCCAGAGAAGGGAGTGTTCTCCTTTCGAGAAACGATGAACATGATCAAAGGCGCAGAATTTAAAGCAATGGGATACAAGGCAATCTTCATTGACTCAGTGACCGAGCTGTCTGATCAGCTAATGTCTTTCTTGGAAGAGAAGCATAAAGACAACAAGAACACGTTTGATAAGTGGGGTGATAACTCTCGATTGATGATCGCTGCATTAAAGTGGATGAGAGATTTGGACATGCACGTTGTATGTACATGCCTCCTAGCCGAGGAAGAAGATGACAATGGGCAGACCACCTACTGGCCCATGGTTAAGGGTGGCAAAGTCAGTAAGCAAATCCCTGCATTGTTTGACCACGTTTTTTGTGGCAAGCGCAAAACTGCTGAGATTGATGGCGAGTTAAAGGTGACTCGATACTTGGTTACTGATCAAGTCCAAGGACACTACGCGAAAGCGCGTGATCCACGGAGGCGTTTACTGCCAGTAGAGAAGTGCGATGACATCACTGTGCTGTTTGCCAAGATGCAAATGAACGATGAAGAGTGGGCAAAACATACAAGCAATATTAATAAACTGGCAAGCAACAACGCTGCCACAACGGAGTAGTAAATTATGAGTGATTGGAATGGATTATCAGGTATTGATCTATCTGGAATTGAAGCAGACAAGGGTGGTTCAACCCTCGCTGCTGGATCACACATCTGTCGTATCGCGGATGCTGAGATCAAGAAAACTAAGAATGGCAAAGGACATCGGTTAGCTGTAACCCTCACATCTTTGGATGGAGCAGGTCAAGTCATCGACTATATGAACATCCATAATGCTTCTGCTGAAGCGCAGGAGATTGGTCAACGCAGGTTGAAGACGATGTTAGTGAAGGCTGGATACACGCACTCGACTCCTGACGTTGCAAAAATGAAAGGTCTGAAAGTTGGCGTGCATGTTGTGCAAGGTGCTGACTGGCAAGATCAAACAGGTGAACGCAGAAAAGGTGGTGGAGAGCCACGCCAAAACAACCCGTACTTCGCTGCTGGAGATCAACCAGCGGCAACCCCAGTAGGTGTGACTAGCACTGCATCATCTGGTAAAGATAGCTTCGATGACGACATCCCCTTCTAAGTCTTAGCGAGATCACCAAGCCCCTTCATTGGGGCTTTTTTGGTACTAGATAAAGAGGATAAGAGTATGGAAAAGTTTGATGGTAGTGATTACACGCCAGAGCTGGATGACGAAAGGTTAGATAAACAAATTGATCGAGTGAAGAAGGCTTGCCGCAGTGGAGTACCCATGACACTGGCTGCTATCGCCAAAGAGACTGGTGATCCAGAGGCAAGCATTAGCGCACAGCTTCGCCACCTTCGCAAAGAAAAGCACGGCTCACATTCAGTTGACAAAATTCATGTCTCTCACGGACTTTACTTATACAAGGTGACTCTCAATGACAGATCAATCGCCAGCACTTAATGTAATTACGTTCATCGATGATGCTTATGATTTGGAGACGGAGAGTAAGTCTCGCAAATACATTGGAGCCAGTGGTGTAGGCAATCCTTGCGATGCAAACTTAGCATTTTCTTTGAGAGGATTTCCAAACACTGAGCCTCCAGCATTTCTCAAGCGCATCTTTGCGATGGGTCACATGATCGAAGAGGTTGTTGTTGCTGACCTCAAAAAAGTTAAGGGTGCAGTGGTCATCGAGAATGATCCTGAGACTGGAGAGCAGTGGAGTTATCAGGAGTTGGGTGGACACATTAGTTCGCACACTGATGGCATGATTGAGTTGGATGGTAAGACCTACATCCTTGAAATCAAATCCATGAACAACACCAGCTTCCAAAAGTTTCTGAACAAGGGCGTGAAGATTTCACACCACAGTTACTACTGTCAGTTGATGATGTACATGGCACTGGCTGACATGAAAGAAGCATTCTTTATTGCGTACAACAAAGACAAGTCTCGCTATCATGCGGAGATTGTTGAGTTTGATCAGCTTGAGTGGAGTTATCTAAAGCATCGGATAGTGACTGTGCTTAATGGTGATGCTGCAAAGATCAGTGTGGATATAACTGACTGGAGATGCCGAGGGTGTTTCAAACGAGATGTATGCTGGAGTGACATGGCTGTGCCAGTCGAAGCATCAAGCTGTCAGTTCTCTAAACCTGTCAAGGATGGCACATGGTTGTGTGATAATTGCGGAGGAACTGAAGGCTGCAATGATCCGAGCAAATACATGCGGTATCATCCACAGCCACGAGAGTAACTAGGCAGTCTTAGTCTGCTTAGTCCTGTCACCAAACCACCAAGCGAAACACATGGATGTGATCGCAATGATCTGAGCAGCCAACTCTCTTTGAGTGATCGCATCAAAGGTTGCTGCAACATAAGCAGTTAAAGCCACCATGACTAGCGTAAGTAATGGCCTTACTAAACGAAGGATATTGTTAACCCAAACGCTTGTCTCCCCAACACTACTGGCATGCTTGTATGAGGCTACTCGAACAGATTGGTCTGCTGCGATATTAACAATCGCCTGTTCACTCTCCAGCTCTTCCTTTCTCGCTGCCAACTGACGATCAAGCAAAGACTTCTCATGCTCGTAGTCAATCTGCTTGGCTTTCAATTCTTCTTTGTACTGCCAGATAGATAAGCACTTGGAGACAACTGATCCAAAGATACCTGCGCCTGATCCAACAAATGCTGCTCCAATCATATCCCACATACTTACCACCTTGCCTTGTTAGGTCTGTCATCTACGTGAACAAAAGTTTTATATTTAATTCCAATACCACCAAACCCAACACGCTCCGCAAGAGAGATTAAGTCTTGCTTATCATGGCTACCAATGGCGATGTCGAATGCTGTTGAGGGGCTGTGCTCCGTTGATCTATGCTGACTCAAAGGTGCTCCACCAACTTTGGCATTGTAGATGGGACACCTACATCCTGAGTTGATCTTCACTGGAGCACCGAGTAATACCCGAAACTCCTCCAGCTTATCGATGGCATCCTGTGAAACGAAGGTGCAACCGCACCCACATCGACAAGCAAACTCC